CTCTCGAAAATTGAACATGATACGAATGCTTTAGAGAGATCTAGAGATCCTCTTGAAGATGTAACACTTAGTTTTTCTACTTCAATATCGCCTGGTTTAGAATCAGCCATTGGATGCCAAAAGTTTCTTTATTTCAGATGCTGCCTGTGATGCATATTGTTTACTTAATATATTAACTTGTCTATTTGGTTCATTCTGTTCTCTCTCGTAATCATATATCGTAACAGGAGTCCAGTATGTATTTTCAGAAGGAGGTATGTTGTCCGCTACAACAATAACATCTGAAAATGCAGAATTAGTATTGCTTTCTGTACCGTAAATATAACTTGAGCCTGATATTGTTACTGTATTATTCGGAACATTTACTCCAGAAATATGTTGAAGGGTGACAGAAGAACTATTTGCAAATGCGACCTGACCTGTTCCTTTATTGTTGGTGTTGAACACAATATCAACGATTTCATCTTTCTTAAATGTAGAAACGTCAACACCATACGCGCTAGAAAGTGTTATAGGGAATCCTGTTGTATTCGCAGCCCAAGTTCCCGTAAATGTATATACATTTGTTCCACTATCAGGACCAGTAATAGTAGCTGGAGAAACTGAATATCCGTTACTAAAAGTAATCGTGCACAAAGATAAATTAGCTGTTATTGTTGTTACCCAACTCGGATTCGGTATACCAACTGTTAGATAATTACTATAAACTGCAGTTTGGCCAGGACCATTTGTTGGTGAAGTATAATTAAATGCAGAAGGTGTATATGTTCTTATACTATTCGTATTAGTTTGCCAATCATTTTGTTTTCTACTATAACCGATAGGAGTAAAACTACCAGAAACATAAACTGGTTCCCAATATTTCTGTAGATCAATCGGCAGAGTATCAAAATCTGCAATAGATATATTACCAGTATCACCATACCAGTTATTTCTATAAAAAGCTACTTTTTTCTGTAAAGTATATGTATCTAGATTATATTTTTTGGCCACAGATTCATTAAATTGCTCTTCATCTAGATACCAACCATAATATGGATCAATAGTCTTATTCGCAAGATATATCATCCAGCTCATATATTGATCTTCATAGTATCTTTCTGATAGATTATCAGGTCTCTCATTTTGCTCATTGATGTATGGCAAATAAAGATAAGGATTATTTAATATTGAATTTAATATACCAACACGTTCTGTTATGTTAACAACATAATTGTTCGCATAATAGATAGTTGGGAAACTTTCGAAATATCTATTTGCCATTCTATTAACCTATTGATGTGCCAGCAACATTTTCTCTGAGCCAATATTCGGTCTCTAGAAAACTAATCGAGATAGTAGCTTCTACTGGTTTTGTTGATTTAAAAAACGAGGGAGTGCCAGCTGATGCAAAATTTACAGACATTTCTGTTGCTACGCATGGCTTAAATTTGTAAAGGAATTCTTCGTTTGGGTTTAGGTTAATGTAACACATATTTGGGTAACCAAGCAAAGCACCGCCACCACTGCCCATACCTGGAAGAATATTATATCTTAATGCATTAATAATATTGTTGAGAGTATCAGATTCTTGTTCATTATTTGGAGTAAGTTTCCAAGAGAATTGATGTCTCTTAAAAGTTGGTGATTTAAACATTACTGTTAAAAATGGGTTCTGAGCTAGACCAGCCATCTGGAGAACCTGAGAAGCAGCGCCTTTTCCTAATGCCTTATCAGCCTTTTTGGCTATAGCATCCACACCACCAGCCTCTAGAGCTCCTGCTCCAATATTAGCAATCTTATCAATAGCTCCTTCAAGACCTGTTTTCTGGGAGCTGTTGCCACCTTTCAGGAATCCTTCCATACCAGCTCCAACAGCAGGACTTTCGGCAGATTCTTCAGCATAAGTTATACTATAACTATCAACTAGATTGTTTGGGATAGGAAGTCTAATTCCACCCTGTTCTTTAACGAATACTTGATCAAAAATTGATCTTCTTTGATACTGAACGAATCTTAAAGTCATGTAATAATTTCTAGAAGCGCTGGCATCTATTAAATCGTTCGGAAATGTTAAATCTACACCACTGAATTTTTTATCGTTTTCAATTTTCTGTGGCGAAACGTGAAACCCACTAGCGATTGCTGAGGTGCCTGCTCCCAATGCAGCAAGTCCAACAATAGCTGGTCCTGCGCCAGTAACAGCATTTTTAATTGTTTCAGCGCCTTTTATAATTTTATTCTTGATGGAGCTTACAGTTCCCATTAACAGTTTCCTATAAATATTGTTTTTATTATTTATTGCTGGAGTAAAGATATGGCGTACAAAGGGTACTTTAGACCAAAAAATCCAGCAAAATATAAAGGTAATCCGACTAACATTATTTATCGTTCTAGATGGGAATTAAAATTAATGATGAACCTTGATGAACACCCAGAGGTCGTTCAATGGTCATCAGAAGAGTTTTGTATACCTTATAGATCCCCCGTAGACGGAAAAATACATCGTTATTTTCCCGATTTTTGGGTAAAAAAGAGAAAACCAGACGGTACTTTTGAGAGTATGGTCATTGAAGTCAAACCAGCCGCTCAAACAGTCGCTCCAAAACCTCAAAATAAGCCAAATAGAAGATATATCAACGAAGTTTTCACGTATGGTATAAATAGTGCTAAGTGGACAGCGGCAGAATCTTTTTGTAAAGACAGGAATTGGAAATTTGTCATTTTTACAGAAAAAGAATTAGGAATAAATTTCTAAAATGGCTTATATATTCCAAACGATAGCAAATAGAGCTGCAAAAGCTAAAATTGCGCCAAACGAAACGAGTTCGGCTCGCGAGTGGTTTAGAGATGCTGCTCAAAAAGTATCATCAGTCTCCGCACCAAGATTAATGAACGATAAACAGAACATAGTTCCTTCTTTAACGGTAAAAAACATAGGCCAAATGTTTATGTTTTCCTACGACCCCAAACATAAAGATACTTTGCCATATTATGACACGTTTCCTTTGATTTTTTTGGTTGATCTTAAATCTGATGGGTTCACAGGTATTAATTTACATTATATTTCGCCATTCTTAAGAGCAAAACTTATGGATGCGCTCTATAATGTAGCAAATAACGATAAATACGATGACAGTACTAAATTAAGAATTTCCTATCAGATGTTGAGCAACTCCTCCAGGTTTGCATATTTTTCCCCATGTTTTAAGAGATATTTGTGGAATCATGTCGAAGGAAGTTTTCTAAATGTTCAACCAAAGAATTGGGATACAGCTCTAATGCTACCTACTGAGAGATTTAAAAAAGCCAATAAGAATACTGTATTCGGCGAATCTGCGAATAAGGTGCGATAATGGCTGGATTTAATATCGCATCATTCTCATCAGAAATAGGTAAAACTGGATATCTACAGACAAACAAATATCTCGTGGGTTTCACATCACCACCAATACTCCAGAATTTCGTTATTGATGGTAAACCTGTCAACGAGATAGAACAGATGATACAGATAAGAGCAGATTCTGTGAAGATCCCAGGAATTGCTTTGTTAATGGCCGACGCTAACAGATATGGTATTGGCCCAGTTCAAAAGATGCCTTATAATGCCTCTTTTACAACAAATAGTATATCTTTTATAGCTGACAGAAAAGGTGCTATCTATAAGTATTTTTATACTTGGATTAACAGTATATTTGAATTTGCTGGCGCTACTGGATCTATCGTAAGCGGTAAACCAACTATTAGTCGCGGCGCATCGTATCAAACAGAATATAAAGACAATTATACTACTGATTTACATATCTACGTATTCGATAATACTGGTAAACAGATAAAAGAAGTTGTCATGCTAAAAGCATTTCCTGAATCCCTAAACGAAGTTCCGATGAGCTGGAATCAAACTAATGAATTGATGAAAATTACTGTTAGCTTTACGTTTAGAGATTGGCATATGCTTAATGTTCAATCACAAGCGCCGAATAATCAGCAAGGAACTACTTCTCCTCAATTTACAGGTTTAGCTGTCCCAGCAACAAATGATACGAAAATATCAACCAGTAAAAATTCGAGTGTGCCTCTTCTTCCTGATTTTGGAAAATTCAATCAAAATTCACCTTTTTAATAATGGAGTTATATTATGTCTCTACCTAAAATTAATCATCCTGTTTTCAAGCTAGTAGTTCCTTCTACAAAAAAAGAAATTAGATTCAGACCTTTTCTCGTAAAAGAAGAAAAGATCCTACTGATGGCAAGAGAATCAGAGGATGATACGGATACTATGTTGGCAGTAAAACAGATCGTTAATAATTGCGCGATTGATGATATTGATGTTGATAAACTTGCCATCTTTGATCTAGAATACCTGTTCATACGCATACGCGCACAGTCTGTTAGTAACATAGTTGAAGTATCATATAGAGATTATGAAGATAACCAGCTCTATGATTTTGAAGTTGATCTTAATAAGATTGAAGTAAAATTCCCAGAAAACATTGATAGTACTATTAGATTATCAGATGAAAGTGGGTTTGTTATGAAATTCCCAGAAGCTGCTTTGTTTAGTGATAAGAAATTCTTTGAATCTGGTAACGAATCATTCTTTCAACTCGTGATTCGTTGTATAGAAAAATTCTATGATGAGAATAACGTATATCCATCATCAAGTTATACTACAAAAGAGATAGAAGATTTTCTTGAGAATCTAGATATTAAATCGTTCAATAAAGTGCGCGAATTTATGTCAAATCAACCTACTCTTTACTATGCGATAAATTACAAAAACAGTAATGGTAATGATCGCCAAATTGAGATGAAATCCTTATCTGATTTTTTTACCTTGCGCTGAGTCACAATTCGTTAGAAAATTATTATCTGACAATGTTTTCTATGATTCAGCATCATAAATATTCGATATCAGATTTAGAAAATTTGATACCTTTTGAGAGAGACGTCTATGTTCAAATGTTAATGAATCATCTGAAAGAAATGGAAGAAAAACAAAAATATGGCTAAATTCGCTAAACCGACTGATGATGACGCTCCGCTTCCTACTCCCGATGTAGTAGAAAGTGTCACACCACCACCAAGATCGCAGTTTAGCGAATCTGTCAATTTTACACAAAATTCAATAGATTCATCAATATATAACCATCAACTTGATAAAGAAGATGAACACTGGGTAAAAGCATACTGGCGTCCTGCTATGGGTTGGCTATACATGGCTATGTGTTTTATGGATTTTATCGTGTTTCCTATGCTTACTATGTTTTTACCTGTGATAGAAAAAGGATTCGGAGTTAACGTGAGTTATACACCATGGGTAAGTCTAACATTAAGCAACGGTGGTATGATCCATTTAGCATTTGGTGCTATTCTTGGCGTTGCTGCATACACTCGCGGTCAAGAAAAAATAGCAAAGATTTAATAGATGGCAAATTTTAACGAAAAAGATCTTAAGATACTCCTGGAAAAAGCAAACAATCCAGAAGTCGCAAGAATAGCACAAGAACAGCTTGATATCAGTAAACAAAATAAAGATGCAGCAAAAGAAGCTGCAAAAGAAAATGCCAAGGAAGTAAACGAACTAAAGAGAGAGCAGAAAAAAACAAATGATGCTCTTAAAGAATTAGTTAGTCTAACGAAAGAGCAGATTAAGCTACAGAAACAG